CACCCCGGCGGCAAGTTCCCGGACATCATCCTGATGAGCCCGCGCTGCTATGCCGCCTTCCAGGCGCAACAGCAGTCCTTCGTGCAGTATGTCAGCGCGACTGACCGGGCCTCGCTGGACGCCGATATGGTGGGCATGTGGCGCGGTGCGAAGATCTATGTGGACCCGAACCTTGGCTTCACGGCCAACGCGGGTTCCGGCATGGGCGCGCTCCCGGTCTCGGCCTATGTTCTTTCGAGCGATATGTTCCAGCTTTACGCCGACACGGACGGCTGGTTCAACCTCTCGGAGATGCTGCCCGTCCCCGGCACCGCCACTGAGGCTGCGATGGTATTCTGCCGGATGCAGCTTGTGACCGGCCACCTCGCCTCTCACGGCGTCCTCATCAACGCGGAGGCTTGATCCATATGGCGACTTCCAACCTCATCAACTACTTGCAGGCCGGTGAGGCTGCGGACACCTCGAACCGTCAGACGGTCGAGACGTTCCTCACCTCAACGACCGTCGCCACTGGCGACTTCATCGCCCTGGACACGGGTGCAACGGGCGCCAATAAGGCCCTGTTCGTCGTCCCGACCCCGGCCGTCGCCGGCCGTGGAAACGTCGTCGGCGTGGCCCTCGCGGGCGTCGTCGGCACGGCCTCCGCACCGGCACAGGTCAAAGTCGTGATTGCGGGCTATGCCCCGGTGGCGAAGGTCGCTGCGGGTACAGCGCAGCACGCCTCCCTCACGACCTCTGGCACCGCCGGGACGGCCGTCACCTATGCCACTGGCACTCACACGGGGACCGGCCCTGCCGCCGTCGCCCTGACTGCTGAGGCCGGTGGCTTTGCGGAAGTGTTCGTCTACGGCCGCTTCGACTGAGCCTGCGCTACCCTGCCCCCCAGGGTACACTGCCCCCGTCCGCCCACAGCGGGCGGGGGCTTCTTCATAGGAGACAGCCATGAACCTTGGCGAAATGATCGACTTTGTGGGCAATCTTCTCGATTATGATCCCACAAACGACACCTATAGACAGCAGATCGTCTCCCTGCTGAACGACGCGCAGACCCGCTGCCTGACTGACCGGCCGTGGGACTTCGCCATGCGCGACCGCGTGCTGAAAGTCTGGACTGATGTCGCAGCCGTCAGCGTCGGCGTCGTCAACGGCTCAACGACCGTGACGGGCGGCCCATTCCCCATCAGCACTTCGGCGGTCAAGCCGGGCTCGGAGTATGAGCTTGGCATCCTCGAAATAACTGACAGTAATAACGTCACCGGCCGTTACCGCGTGATGTATGTCGCGCTGTCCAACCAACTTTTCATTGAAAGAGACTTCGAGGGAGCGACCGGCGCCTACACGGCGAAGCTCTACCGCCGGGAGATCTACCTGCCCTCTGACTGTATGCAGGTCCAAAACGTCGCAGACCCCTCTGTGGGCATCCCCGCGAAGGCGATGTTCCTGAGCAAATGGGAGCGGGAGGATGCGAACCTCGACCCCGCGCTACTCGGCACGCTCGAAGCCTACCTGCCCTCGGAGGGGCTGCGCGTTCCGGCCCCGCAGACGCCGCGTGGAGTGACTGTCCCCACGGTCGCGCCGGGACAGGGCATCCGCACCATCAACGTCTACATGGTCAACGTGCATGGGCCGTTCAGCACCAACTTCGCGGTCTATCCGCGTGATGCCTCTGACGGCTTCGAGAGTGCGCTGAGCAAGGTCGCCACCTACCATCTGACTGATACGCAGACCCTGCACTTTACGCCCGAAGCCGTGGCTAATAAGACGGGCTTTTACAGGCGCTACTACTTCACTTGCCCGGAGGCAGGCATCCTCGCTCCTGTCCGCGTGCGAGGGGCCTATGTGCAGGGTGCGCCTCCTGTCCCGAACGTGGACACTGTTCCACCGCCCGGAGGCATCACGCTTGGGCCGGACCTGTCTCTGGCGACCCTGAGCAGCCAGACCTTCCAGGCAACGTCTATCCGCTACCAGTGGGATCAGTCGGCGGTCTATCAGTCCATCCAACTGTACCCTCACCCCTCGACAGACCAAGACCTTGACTGCCGGATGCTCATCAGCCCGTCGCGGATGCTCGAAGATCAGGACGCGCCGCTGGTTCCGGCCGCATACGCGCAGCTAATCGCCTATGCTGCCCTCGAAAATGTCACGCTTAAAGTGGCGAACCCCGCGCTATCGCAGGTCTACATGCGAAAAAAGGACACGCTTTACAAAGGTATGGAGCAAGCCTACCTCAAAGCCGTCCCTCGCAGGCTCATCAAGGGCACACCCGTCGCTGGCTACCGCTATGTGACCAATCCCTTCGGGCCTCTGCGCCTACTCCCGTGAGGTCTTAATGCGCGGAAATGTCTATCAAACGCCCATCGCAGGCGGGCTCGAAACTCGACTTCCGCAAAATCCGCAAAATGCGGGCAAGGTCGAAAACTGGATCAGCGACCGCTCAACCGGCGGCTGGTCCTCTCGCCTTGGGTATGAGCCCTTTCGACCCGGCGCGACGAACTGGGATCCTTTCGGCAATAATGGCCCGATCTACTCTCTGCATGTAGCGCAGCACCTCGCAGGCGGGGCAAGGCAGCATGTTTTGTTCGAGGAAGGTGGCAGCCTGCACCTTCTTTACGATGCGGCTGGCACTCCTGTCCTTCGCACTCTTGCTACCGGCCGGCATATCCCCACGGCGACTGAGGCAGGAAGCTGGTACACAGACACCGGCTATGGAACGGTAGTTACCAATGGCTTCGACCGGCCTGTGATCGTAAAGCCGTGGCCGCTCGGATCTATCGTGGACAGTTCATCCACGATTACTCAATGTATTAGAAACTTTGGCTTTGATGGACTGCCGACTTCGGTAGACCCACACAATGTAAAACCAGTCCCGCCGCCGCCGTTCCCGCCGAACATCCCGGCTCCGGGTGCAGGCGCTGTCACCCTCTGGTGTCCATCGCAGGGGAACGCGGTGCCAGACGGCGGACGGTGGGGCCTTGGCTTCGCAGATAACTCCGCAGGTACAGACGGGGCCAAAGAAGCCATCTTCGCATGGTCTGTCAGCTTCATCAGCGACACCGGGAGCGAGGGGCCTACCTCGCCTCTCGCCTCTGTCCGTTGGGCGCTGGAAGCGGGCGCGGAAGGCTTCAAGCACGCCGCCTATGTGGATCTACCCACCGGCCCGAAGGGCACAGTAGCGCGTAAGCTGTACCGAACCGCTAACTACTCTGACGACTTCGACTTCCCCGGAGACACTACTCTCTACTTCATTGACATTATTCGCAATAATGTAGAGACTGTCTATTTCGACGCAGTGTCCTCTGCGAACCTCGGGCAGCCCGCGCCCGCGATTGCGACCGGGCCTCTGCCTGCGCCCCGCGCACGGTTTTCCGCGCTTTATAATGGCTGCCTGTTCCTTGACGGCGGCATTGACGACAGCCGGACCCTCTACTTCTCCACAGCCGGGCTGATTGAGCAGTTCTCCGCAGACGCCTACATCGAACTGTCCTCGATCGGCGGGGGCATCACTGCACTTTTCTCGAACTATACAAGCCTGCTTGTTTTTAGAGAGAATGGCATCGATGTCGTGCAGGGCGACTACACGGCGGGCTTTACAGTCACGACCATCAGCAACAGCGTGACCTGCAAGGCGCCCCACAGCATCAAAACTGTCCCTGGCTTGGGCGTCGTGTTCCTCGCCACTGACGGCGTGTATGCGATCACGGGCGGTCTGGTAGGCGGCGCGAACGCGGAGGTCATCAACCTGACGAGTAATCAGGACAGTTTCATCGACAAAATCACGCCCGACTGTATGCCGAAGGCCGTCGCGGTTTTCAGTGAAAAGTCTCGCGAGTACCAACTGTATGTCCCGCTCAACGGGAACGATCGGCCCGATCGCGGACTGGTTTTGCATGTAGACCGCCTGGGCAGCGTCGATACCGTCAGCCCCTGGTCTACTCGCCTTGGCTTCCCCGTGGGCGCTGTCAGCAGTTTCTATGATGGAACCGTCGTCTTTGGCCATCACACCGGGAATGAGGACAGCACGCCGAACTCGCAGCGCGGGCTCTTCGTCATCAGCGGCAAGCATGTGCTCGGCAAGATTGCGGCCGAAAACACGCTGGTCTATGCGCCGCCGCCGGTCAGCACCTACCGTTCAGCGTGGAACGCCTTTGGAGATCCACAGACACAAAAACAGGTCAACTATGTGACCCTCTGGATCATCACGACGGGGAACGTCCCGATCACGGTTCGCCACTACAAAGACTTCTCTCTGACGGCGACTGAGGAACGGACCTACCTCGCACAGCCTCCTGATGCGACCTCTCTCCCGGTACTCGATAAGGCCGTGATCGGCGCTGCAAACTTTTCAGACGAAAGACTGATCCCGCTCCGCGTCAGCGTGGCCCATCAGTCGGCCGCATGGTTTTGCTTCGAAATCGAGACGCAGGCAGAGATCACCCTCGTTGGCTATGAATACGACTACATCACCAAGGGCACGCGAGTAGTCGCAGGGGTGCGCGCATGAAACACTGGACTGAGCGGGAAGCCGCAGCGAACACGACTGTCTCTCCTGACGCGCTCAACGACGAACTGCGGGCAAGTCAGTCCAGCATCACGACCCTAAGTCGGGAGCAGATGCCCCCGAACTTTGTGGAAGCCTCTCGGATGGTGGACTATGCGCTGCACCGCGTATGGTCTGATGCGCGCTGGCCAGAGGCTCGAACGGGGCAACAGCAGGCTGATGCCGATGTAAACGTCCCCGATAATGCCTGGGAGGCGACGACCATCCAAGTCCACGCAGGCGGCTGGACAAACATCAGCACCGCGCCCATCACTCTGACCGGGTTCAAGGGCGGCAGCCTCTACTTCGAGTATGGCTGCAATACCTATGTGAACCAGATCTTCGGCGTCGGCGTGAACGACGGGAAGCCCTACTCTCCCGCCTACATGCGGATGCGCGTGACCGTCAACGGCGTGACGATCGTTGAGCGCAGAGGCAAGTCGCATCACGGGCGACAGCGCATCTTCGGGACCGCGTTTTTACCGGCAGGAGATCTGGTAGTAAACATTCAGTTCCGAATGACTGAGCCATCGCAGGATGCGAACAGCAACACGACGGCCGCACCGCCGGATAATAATGTCATGTTCGCGCATGTTTACGGCGGACGCTACTTGGCGATCGGGAGGTGGAGATGAGCCGGATTATTCGACCTCCCGTTGAGGACGGGCAGGCCGTCACTGCGACGGACCTCAACACCCGTTTTACCGACTTCTCGCAGCCAAACGCGCTCAACCTGTTCAACACGCGGGATGCAGCCTTCGATCTTCCGCAGTTCAGCAGCACGCGCTTCATGGCGCCCGATATGGCCACAGCAATCATCGGATATAATGACTGGAAACATACAGCCTATAATACCGATACTGCGCCGGTAGGTGCCAGCGCCCCCTTTCTCGTCAGGAACGCAGCGGGCGTTTACACGCCGTTGAGCTTCGGCCCGACTGGCTGGACCCTGACCTCTGACTACATCTTCCGGGTCTATTGGGATCTCTCTGTCCGCCCTCGATATGAGGGTGTTCGTCCCTGGACTACCGCTGGAAGCCTCTCTTTCTGGAACATCGGAGCCGGTGTTGCAGGTCCATCCATCGCGACCAACGTCACTTGCTGGGCTTTTTGGCTCCAATGGGACATCACCAGTAATGCACTCGCAAACTGGACAAACGTGCCCCGTCAAGGACAGTTCAATAGCGGCGTCATTGGAAACCAGATCGGGGAACCCCTCGGAAGCACGATGGCAACGACCGTCGTTCCCGCGTTTAATGAGACAGGTTCCTGCAATAATGGAGGCTTCGACGGTCGCCTGGAAGCCCTGATCGGATGGACGGGCATCAGCGGAGACTGGCATCACACAGTCGCCCCGAACGCGCCGATCACGATCTATGGACTTCGCCTCGCCTTCACAGGTTTACTTCATTCGTATAATAATGGAGGTCTTAACTATCTGGTTCGTGACGACGCGCTGAACGCGGCAGGGGCCATGCAGATCGACCATAATGGCGGAAGCCTGGAAGCCATGAGACTGCGCGTAAGCTGAGGAGACGCCGTGTCCTACACTCCCCCGACTACTTTCACGACCAACACGGTACTGACCTCCGCGAACCTCGAAGGAAACTTTGAGGCGCTGCGCGTGTACCTACACGACGGGATCGTGTCCGCCGACTTCTCGAACGCAAAATGGATCGAAACTCGGCATGTTCAGCCTCCCGAATATCAGCCCTATTCCGGCCTTACGCATGGAGTGTCCGGGTATCAGGGCGGACAGTGGGCCGGTGGCACAAACATCCGACTGACTTTTGCGACTAAATTCCTCACGGGTAACGGCCGGACCTCGAATAACAGCTTCATCAACGTCCCGAATACGGCGTTCTCGCTGGACATTCGTCGTGATGCCAAGATGCTGTTCCACTACTGGTGGGAGTGGGAGGCAGGCCGCGACAGTTCGACCGCCGCCTATCAGGTGGCGGGAGATGAGCGGCTGGTCTGGCTCGCACCCTACATCGGGAACGTCCCCGCAGCCTTCAATAGCTACCGGCAAAAGGCGCAGGAAACTCGTAATAATGAGTATTCCATCGCAAATGCCTATCCTATTGGAACCTCTGAAACGTACCCTTCGGGCGGCGGTTATGATGCGAAGCAAGGCACCCTGATGTATGAAGCGAACATCGGGACCGTCACCTTCGGGCTCGCCACTCATTCGCAGATCGACCGCGTGGGCGTCGTGAACTGGGGCGTTGCAGTCGAAATCTACTACCTCTGAGGCGCGGAATGGACCCTATCACTCTGGCTCTAATCGGGACGGGCGCCCTCAAAGCGGGTGCAGGCATCGCGCAAGGCATCGGTACAGCCCGTGCTGGCAAGAAGCTCATGCTGTCCGAAGTGGAAAAGAAGGAACTTGCCGAACTCGAAAAGAGGCAGCGGACGGGTCAACTCGGCCTCACTGAACAGGAGCGAGGCGCGCTGGAACAGCGTTTTCTCGCTGAGCAGGCAGGCGCGCAGCGCGAACTCGAAGCCACCGCGCTTCAACAGGCCGCAGCCCGTGGACTGTCCGGCGCAGTCTCCGGGCGTGAACTGTTCCTGCAAGAGCAGGCGCAGGCCGTCGCGGAGACCGGCATGAGACAGCAGCAAAACGTCGCCGTGATGGAGGCTGATCGCGCTGAGCGTGAGGCCGAACAGGCGCGCATCGATGCCATGCGGGCTCAACAAAAGGCGGCGGAGGCGCAGCGGGCGCAGGGCATCGCGCAGGCGATCACGGGCGGTCTGGCCGGTGCAGGCGAGATCGCCATGACGGCGGCAGCGTCCATGCAGCAGACCAAACTGGCCGAAATCGAAGCCGCTGCAAAGGCTGAGGAAACTCGCTCTTTGCTCCTTAGACTGCAAACACAGCAGGGTGTTACGGGTAAGGGTATCGTCCCGACCGCCCCGACCGTTGGAGGCTTTTGATGGCTCCCCTCGCCACGCGCACCCCGAAGTACCTCGCACAGTATGGGCGCACTCTCAACGCGGCCTACCGTTTCGAGCAGATCAAGAAGGACATCGCGGACGAACAGGGCAGGGTCCAGTACCTCGACAGCCTAATCGGCCAAGAGCGTCAGACCCTCGCTGCCTTACAGCAGGGTTTCGCGGTGCAGCCGGTCGATCTGGCTGAGGCGCAGAGTGTCCTGCGTAATCTCGAAGAGCAGCGCAGCCGGTATAATCAGATCCGCCAAGAGACTTTGTCTCGCGAAGAACAGAAAACCCTAACGACCGCTGCGGCCCGTCCATCGCCCGTGGAACTCGTCACTGAGGCGCGGTCCATCATTCGCGGTGCCACGCCGGAAAAGGCCGCCGAAGTCCTGAACTACACACGGTCCCGTTTGAGTGAAAAAGATCAGCAGGGACTGGCTGCATACGCAAAACAAAATGCGACTGGAAAACCGCCCCCTAAAGATGCGCGTGCAGTCGCAGCGGCCGAAGAGGAAATCCGCCGCACCGTGCAGGCCGGGGCCTCTGGTATTCGCGGAGGAACTGAGGGCGAGATCATCGTAGAGCGCAGGAATTTGACTGCAAAAGAACTCGAAGGGGCGGGGCTAACGGACGATGCAGCGGCGCTCCGCGATGCCGGTTTTGCGACACAGGCCGATGCGTTTGAGGCTGCGCTCGAAGAAGTGCGACTGACGGGCGATCCCGCGTCCATCAGCAATCCGTTAGCCCGTGACCTCTACATTGAGGCGCGAAATAAGCAGGCATATCGGAACGATCAGCGCGCAGATTTCGAGCAGGAAGTGCTGGACAGCCGGAAGCGTCTGGCCAAGCTCGAAGGCGAGCGTCAGCAGATCGCCGGGCGCTATGACGACCCCGCGCAGGAAGCCATCAAGCGCGAACTGATCGCCAGAGGCTACAAATTCGCGGAGCGCGGGA